TGATATAATGGTTATATCATCAAGAGGGAAACGAAGCATGACCAATGAAGAACTGATAGCTGAGGCTGCGGACATAATTAACAATAAGGATCCTGAAGCATGAGTGAGCCAATAATCTGCACCGACTGCGGAAACATCCTGCCGAACTTCTTTCACATTCCTTGCGGGGAATGCGGTTGGGCTCCCCCGCCGACACAGGCGCTTATTGACCTGATGGCGTCGCCTCGGGAAGCCCGTACTCCCGACCCTGAAATCACCCGCCTCCGTGCTGATCTGGCGGTGGCGGTGGAGGGGCTAGAAATGATCGGGCGCATGAAAATTATGCCGGACAGCAAAATCAATCTGACCACGCTTTCGTTCGCTCTACGCATTTCCCGCGACACCCTATCTAAACTGAAAGTTAATCAATGAGTAATTTTTCCGTTAGTGGCTATGGTCGAATGTGTTGTGGCCGTCATCCATGGTTTGGTCCTGCATTTTTTGGAGGCTATCATGGTTTCTCGACATATGTTAGTACTTCTGATTTACGCCAGGCTCTAGCTCAATATCGTCGTTTGCCTTTGAGAGAACGACAATTGGATGGCCCTGATCCTAAAACCGGTAGGCGGAGCTGTTTGGCCTATGGTAAAATGAAAAGACCATAAAAAGCTAGTTGACATTAATTGCATCTGATATATAATGGATATATCAACAAACACTGGAGAGACTCATCCTATGACTATTCATAAAGATTGGCAACATCGGCTTAATGGTATTAATGCAAACCGGCACCTACCTATTGTGGCTAATGAGGTGGCTGAATATGATCGACCAACCTTTGTATCTCGTCTAGGCCGAATTGCAATTGAGGCAATTGCTGTAGTATCTTTCATTGCTATGATCATGACTATTCTAGCCCTTCTGGCTCCTAGTCATTAATGCCATGAATGATCTAGAACTTTCTAGTATGATCTATTTTTTTATCGGATATTTTATTGGAACTATTGCAGTATGGCTGTATTGGATTATTAGGAAATAACTATGTTTAAGAAATATGTATTATGGAATAGACCAAGAATTGAAATATGCTTGACAGACTATTGGGATATGCATAGGATATATAGATATAACAGTGGATATCCATTCATGTCTTATGCTATTGGTCCTATTCGAATCAGAAAATATTGGAGATAGTTATATTATGATCTATTATTCTACAACAAATAGCTATGTCAATTATAGCATTAATAGTGTGTCTCTAGAGAATTCTAAGAACTCATATTTTGCTATTCACTATAATCATTAATCAAAGAAAGATTTAATATGCAAAACAAGCATTATAGATGCTCTGCAGATTGCGATAATGAGATGTGTCATCTAGAAGGATGCGTTGCCATGTCTTTTGTCAGCACTATGCAAAAGACCATTCAAAACCAAAAGCCTATGATAATTGAAGTCAATGAAGAACAACTAGATCAATTGATTCTTCAAAGGCTAGATTCAACTTGTGTTATGCTAGAAAAAGATATTCGAGATCTGCTAGCAGTCGGCAATTTAAAGCCATATCAACGAGAAGATCTTCGAGACAATATTCGATATCTAGAAGCCTTTAAGACTGTTATGTCTTATTACTCTGCAGATGAAATTGAAGATTACGACTGGACTGCCTAATACTAAGACTTAAAGGCTAGGTACTAAAAAGAACGCCGGAGTGTGGCCATCAAAGCCTCCTCCGGCGTTTAAACGTTTACACATATCCTTAATATACTGTTCATCATGACTCTTACATAATAGTCTTTGTGTGGGGACTTCTAAAATATAATAGAAGTCCCCGATTGTTCTTATTCTATATGTCATGAAAGCTTCAATGAACTGAAGTCTTTTCGACCGGCTTTCTTAGTAATGAATCTCATATTTTCCTCTTCTTCATATCTAGTTCCGAAGTCAGAGTTATCCATTACCGGCTTCGCCGAATATTTATTCTTTGGTCCATCTAGAATATCATCTTGACTACTCTGCTCGGTATCATAAAATCTCATCTTAGATCTATTCACTCCGATAACAAATCGCTTGTTATCATTAATATCACCATATCTATTCTTTAACTGCTTGACCATAATCTGATTTAGACTCTCTAACTCTTCAGTAGAGATCAATGCAAACATCAAGTCTACTGTAGCAGGTAGACCAAAAGACTCGCTGGTATTATCTAGGCCAATGTCTGAGGAGTTGTATCCGTCACGATTAGACTGAGTAGCCGTAATGATAGGCAGATTGAACTCTACCGCCAGTCCACGAAGCTCCTCCGCGATACTCTTGATATATTGATAAGAGTTGATACTTCCACCCATCTTCATTCTTGTAGATGCACAAATGTTTAGATAATCGATATAGATCACATCCGGAGTAAAGTTCTTTTTAATTCGAAGTTCTTGAAGTAGATGCCTGAAATGAGCAGATCCAGCAGATGATGTTGGATATTCTTTGATAATTAATTTTCCTCGAGTCTTTCCGGCAATCTTATTAATCTTCTTATCAAAAGCATCTTTAGACAAAGTCCTCAGATCATCTACCGTGATATTCATTAAATTAGCATCAATACGCTCTGCAATGCGTTCTTCTGACATCTCCATTGTGATATATAGCACATTCTTTCCAATGGACAGATGATGAGCTGCATTGTGTGTCATGAACATTGTTTTACCAACACCCGTTGATGCCAAGATGCATGATAAGGTCTTTCGAGAGATGCCTCCCTTTGTAATCTTATTAAAATATTCTAGATCAAATTCTAGCTTCTCTTCTTGAAGATGATAAAAATCAAATCGAGCATCAGCATCTCCAATAAAATCATGACCAATATTAGTATCAAAAGAAACAGCTAAGGCTTCTTGCAAGATTTCAGGAATAGACCCCTTGTTTCTCTTTGGATCCTTCTTATCAATGATTTTAATAGAATCCATAATGGCATTATACACAGCACGTTCTTGACAGAATTTTTCAGTCTCATCAATAAGCCAATCTACACTAGTAGCAGAATCATATTCTAGATTAGCCAGAAAGCTTCCACATCCTGTGAATTCATCTTCAGATAGATTGTTCAAAGACTCCAACTTGGCCGCCATGGCTTCTCTGGATGGAATTCTATTATATTCTGTGATGTAATTATTGATTAGCTCGAATAACACCTTATTTGTTCTAGTTTGAAAGTATTCTGTTTTTAAAAATGGAATGACTTTCCTAGCATATTCTTCATTGTTTAGCAAGTGTGAGAAGACAATATCTTCGATCATGCTTGTTCCTTTACTGATTCAAATTTTCTTCAACTACAGGGACAGGTTTCCAATCTGTAACGTATCCCCATTCATTGCCATATCCATATTGTAATTCATGTCGAACATATTCTTTTACAAAGACCATATCACCAGAATCTGATTGTACTAAATTGTTTTGATAATAATTTACAACTCGCAATTCCATATTATTCTACATCTCCATAGATATCTGAAAGATCTTCATCGTGAATAATATTGATATCACTATTAGCTCGGTATTGTTCTTCGATATAACTTCTAAAAGACTTAGACTTAAGAATAGGCAGCCAGAATTCTTTTGTATCTGTATCTGCTACTCGATACTTCTTTTCTAGAACTTCACCAGTGTCTGGATCAATCTTTTGATACCAGCCAATACTTGGCTTAATGACATGCTTAGATTCCAAAGCAACATCTAAAAGACCAGACCATGTAGAGATACCGCCTTCAAATGAAACTTCAATTGGAATTTTAGACTTTTCACGAACATATCTTGACTTTTCAATATTAATAATGAAGTTATATCCAGTAAGTTCTTTTCCATCCTTCTCTTGTTGTCTGCCTAAGATCCAAATAGTATCTGCAGACAGATATGGTCCAGAGCCACCAGAAACAATAGCCTTTGGATATAGACCTTGTTCCATATAGATATGATTAATGGCAATGAAAGGAATGTCTTTCATGGTTAAGTGAGGAGTTACAATACGAAATAGACTTTTGATTTGCTTGGCACGACTCATATCTTGAGTACCCTTGCCTTCCAGAGCATCTTCTGCTTCTTTTTTCGAAGCTAGATTGCCTAGTGAATCTAGAATGATAATAACTTTATCATCACGTGTCAATTCATTCACTTGCTTTGTAATATCAAATTTTAATTGCTCTAAATCTGTTACTGGCGTATGCATAACTCGATCTGGATTAATTCCAAAGGTCTTAAAATAAGACTGAGGAGATCCAAATTCTGAGTCATAGAATAAAAGTGCAGATTCTGGATATTGATCTAGATATGCCTTAGCCATGATAAGACTAAAACACGTTTTAAAATGTTTCGATGGACCGGCAATAAGAGTTAAGCCAGGAACCAATCCACCATCTAGCTTTCCTGATAAGGCAACATTCAACATTGGAACTGCCGTAGGAATCATATCCTTACTTTCAAAGAATTTTGATTCAGAAAGAATAGATGTTTCTTTAATGGTAGATGTCTTCTTTAGTTTTTCTAAAATATTCATGATAACTCCTGTTATTCAAATTGTATTCATTATATACTTCAAATGATAAATGTCAATTAGCCTTTGGCTATCTTATTGAGTTTAGATCTAAATTCATCGATCTTTTCTTTTCTATTTGGCCAATGAATATATGCATTCTTATCGGCATCTTTTGATAGATTATTAAGTAATGGATCAATGGCTTTAAGTAATTGATCTATAATCTTTTGATATTTTTCTATAGTAGCATCTACTATTTCAGGTTTTACAAATTCTTCTTCAGCAATGCTTGTAAATCCAAAGTCAAAATTGTCTATTTCAGTAACTGGTTTATTAGCCAAAAAAATCCTCCAATGTAGATAGCTTTTCTGGTGACCATCCGATAACTTCTAATATACTTCCGAGAGGATCTAGAAAAGATTTAATGAATTGTGTATCATAATCGATATATTTATCCAACGCAAATTCTTTTGGAAGCACACTAGGCACAGCAATAATGTTTTCCTTGATAGGATTTGGCGTTTTCATATAACAAAACTTAACTTTTTCACCTTCTTGAATAAGAGGATATTTGTGTGTTAAGTTGTGGCTCTTTAATAGATGATTATATATTAAAGCACCACGAACATGAATAGGTGTGCCCTTTTTATAGATGTCGGTTTTATTTCCGTATTCAGAAAGACCACGACATCCCCGAGGAAAAGATATATCTTCAAAAGCCAAAGTCTTAAAATCTTGTTTAAAATTCTGAATAAACGCTTGAAGAGTCTCTTCATCAGTTTCCATGATCAATTTTAGAGCTTTTTTGATATTTTCTCGACAACTAGATGGTGTTGATGACTTTACGGCTTCAATTCCCATCATT